GGACCTCAATTAATGGAGACATTTAGTGGCTAGTTTATTCGACAAGTTAGAAGCAGAAGCATTTCGTAAAGGATTAGAAACTCGTAGTAAAGAAGCATCTAATTGGTTTGCAAAGAATGTTGCAAAGCTTGGTAATATTAATTCGACAAAAATGTTAGGTGATGATAGATTAAGAAAACAGGCTGGAGCTTCACCAGGTGATATGGTAATGTATACATATAATCCAAAGCATAAAGAGACTTTGCCTTACTATGATACATTCCCATTAACAATTGTTGTGGGTCCTGCGAAAGATGGTTTTTATGGTATTAACTTACACTACTTACCACCTAAAGTTCGTGCAATCTTCTTAGACAAATTAAATGATGTTGCATCTAATCAAAAGTTTAATGCAACAACAAGATTTAAAATAACATATAAATTATTACAATCTACACAGAACTATAAGTATTTTAAACCATGCTTTAAACATTATTTGACAAAAGGTGTAACCTCAAACATTATGAAAGTAAATGCAGCGGAATGGAATATAGCAATATTTTTACAAACAGCATCATTCAAGAAAGCAAGTAAAGCTAAAGTTTGGGCTGATTCAAGGAGTCAATACTAATGTCATTACCAGTAAGCATAGATACAATGAAGTCTACAATTAATCGTAGAGGCGGTTTAGCAAGATCAAATAGATTTGGTGTATATATTAACCATCCTTCAAAAAGTATGAATAGCTTATTGAATTTTAATCCCGCAACATTATTAAGCAATTTAATCTCAGGTGATGGTGTAAATGCTGGAGATTTTATTAGTGATCCAAGAGATATGTTTATATTATGTAGAAATGTTCAACTACCAGGAAAAAGAATATCTACAACAGAAGCTACACATAATCATCACTTATCTAAAAAACCATATGGAGCAATTGCAGATGAAGTGACTATGACATTCTTATTAACGAATGATTATTATATCAAGAAGTATTTTGATATGTGGCAAGAGATGATTGTAGATACTTCAAGTAGACATTATAAAACATTCTATAAAAATGATTATGTTACTGATGTGACAATACAACAATTGTCTTCTGGTAACAATGTTGTGCCAGGATATTCAATAATATTACAAAATGCATATCCTATACAAGTAGGAGCTATTGAATTAAGTTCTGAAGGAGATGGATTAATGGAAGTAACTATTACATTTGAATACGATAATTATAGAAGCGTTGGATTAGTAGATGGGTTCTCAGAAATTGCTGATAACTTATTACAAATAGGAAGAAATACATTAGATACATTTAATAGATTATTTTAATTTTTAATATGGAGTAAAATTGATATGTTGCCAAAAATTGCAACCCCAAAGTATGATATGATTGTGCCCTCAACGGGCGAGAGTATTACATACAGACCATATTTGGTCAAAGAAGAGAAGATATTGTTAATAGCAATGGAATCTCAAAGTGATGAAGCAATGGAAACTGCTGTTATTGATATCATTAAGGTGTGTGTAGAAACACCGATTAATGTAAAAACTTTAACAACATTTGACATTGAATATATTTTTGTAAACTTAAGAGCAAAGTCAGTAGGTGAAGGTATAAAACTTAGCCCAACTTGTGAACATTGTGAAGAAGTAAACGAAGATATTAAAGTTGATTTAGACAAAGTAATAGTGTCAGGCCTTGAAGAAGAGATTGACATGCGTGTTAAGTTAACAGATGATATATCTGTTGATGTAACTTGGCCAACTATGAAAAATAAATTAACTGAAGCTGAGATGAAAACTGGTACTGATACACTTATTAATATGGTGGCTAGAGGTATCGGAACAATTTATAGCGGTGAAGAAATATATGCGGCTTCTGATTCTACTAAAAAAGAATTAGTAGAATTTGTTGAGAGTTTAGGGTCTGACCAATTTAATGCTTTATTAACTAAAGTTTCTGAAGCACCACAATTGACTTATGACTTAGAGTTTAAATGTAAAGCTTGTGGAGAAGATAACAAGCTGGAGTTGAAGGGATTAGCTGATTTTTTTCAATAACCCTTTCTCATACTAATATTGGGCATTATTACAAAACTAATTTTGCATTATTGTCCCAATTTAATTTTGCATTAACTGAACTTGATGACATGATGCCGTGGGAAAGGGAAATATATGTTTCTCTTGTGGAAGACCACGTAAAAAAAGAAAACGAGAGGATAAAAAAACAAAATGGCTAAAGACAATCTAGGATTATTAAACGAAATATCAAATCAGTTAAAGAAGCTGAATCAGCAAAGCATCCGACAGGATTTGCAGAATAAAGAATATCAGGAGAGACAACTTGCTCAAGCTGCTGGAGGAGAAACAGCTCAGGATGCAGGTCAGTTTACAATTACTGCTGCTGAAGATTTTAAACGAAGAGCCAAGGCTAGTATATTTTCTACTAAGCTTGCTGAATCAGTCACAAATAGTGGTAAGAGAGCCAAAGATACCGTTAAAGAAAATAAGGCAAAAGAAAAAGACAGGAAGCGAGAGAAAAAAGATATGCAGCTTCAAGCTGTTAGAACTGCTGATAAGCGTGTTGGTTTATCGACTGTTGTAGAAAAAGCTAAAGAGCTTAATATGATAGAAGAAGATGAACTTGGCCAACTAAGACTAATTAAAGTAAATAGTGATGCGCTAGTGCAAATGCTTGGTGGTATTAGACATGTGCTTGGAATGAGTAATAAGGCAACTGAAAAAGCACGTAAAGCTGCTATTAAAGCTGCAATGAATGCCAAAAGAGATAAAGAAGAAGATAAAAGAGAAAATAAAAAGAAAGATGAGAAAGTAGTTAAGATGGGTAAGCTTGGTACGTTTATGAAAGATGGTCCAAAAAGTGGTTTTGGTAACAATTTAATGGGTACGCTTTTAGGTGGTTTAGTAGTTGGTGCTGGTTTAGCAATTAAATCTATGATCGATGGGTTTAAAGCCGGTGGTTTAAAAGGTGCTATTAAAAAATTATTTTTTGGAAATGGTGAAGGTGGTTTAGGAAATGCAATTGCTGGAGCATTTAAAGTAGGTGCTACATTTGCTACTGCAGGATTATTAATAGGTGGTCCTGTGGGTGCATTAGTTGGTGGTTTAATAGGTATGGCTGTAGGCGCATTTACTGGATATTTTGGAACTGATGCAATCGGTGAAAAATTTTCAGCTGCTGGTGACTTTGTAGGTGAAGCGGTAGACGGAATTATATCTAGAATTAAAACATTCGGAATGGGATTAGCTCATGCCATATATAAACCTGCTCAGAAAGGTAACGTTGCGGCAAATGATACAAAAGCACAATTTTTTGGTAGAGAAGTAAATTGGACTTTAACAGGTATTGGTGATAAGGTTGCAGAGGCTTGGAATGGTGGATTTGCTTGGCTGAAAGAAAAAATATCAAATATTGCAAAATCGATATATGATAAAGATACAGGAGTAATATTAGGTGGTGTATTTACTATGCCAGACTGGTTTGGCGATGTAAAAGAAAGTGTAATGAAAGTTTGGAATGGTTTAAAGAATTTTGGAATGACTATAAAAAGAGGTGTTATAGGATTATTACCAGATTGGTTAACAGATAGATTAGGAATGACTGTAAACGGTAGAATACCTGCATCTGAAATGGGATTAAATGTACCAGGATCTTCTGTTGGTGGTAATGTTTCGACTGCTTTAGATAATCCAGGTCGGACATTAAGTGATATTGCAAAGTTAGGAACTGGTAGAGCACTACAAAATTACTCAGCTGATATTGCAACATTTAGGGCAGCAACTGCTACTGCTGGTTTTAGTGGTGTTACTGCTATTGGAGATGCTACAGATAATGTAGGTATGTCTTTAATAAATCGATATAGAGATAGTGGTATGACTATGGCTCAAATTCAAAAAGCAATGACACCTCCTGCAGAATTAAGAGGTGATGAACTTTTTAATCCAAAAGGAATAAATATTACTACAGATGCATCAAACAATACCGGAGCCGTTATTATTAATAATAATTATATGGATTCAGGAGGTAGCTCATCATCAGTAGATATACATACTCATATGGTACAAGGAGTATACCCTCCAAGTATGCTGCCATCAAACCCATTCTTTAAAATGGCCGGCCAATATTAAAAAAGGGGACTTTCGTCCCCTTCTCAATAACTGATTAACTCTTAAGCTTCAGCTGCTAGTTTAGCAAAATAACTCATAGTGTCATCATTGTCCGAATCCGCTCTTGCGATTGGATCTGCTGCAGTTGCAACAGGATCAGACATTGCAGGTGC